CCAACTTTAACTCCTACTAACACCCCTACCAATACTCCAACAGTAACTTCAACACCAGATGCAACATTAACGCCCACCCCTACGAATACCCCTACGAATACGCCAACCAATACCCCTACGAATACCCCTACGAATACCCCTACGAATACTCCAACTAATACCCCTACGAATACCCCTACGAATACCCCTACGAATACTCCAACTAATACGCCAACCAATACCCCTACGAATACTCCTACGAATACTCCAACCAATACCCCTACGAATACTGCAACGGTCACACCAACTAATACCCCTACTAATACTGCAACTCCTACCCCGTCTAATACACCTACATTAACACCTACTTTAACCCCAACACCGACAACATCCGCCGCAGCTCTTCTTAGTTGTTATGTCGCAGGACCTTTAACTGCAGATACCAGTAATGGAGCAGTATTCGATAGAAGTATTAACGTTAGTGGTATGTTAGAGGTCATTGCCGGTGCGGTTGGTGGTCAGGCAGCGGTACCTGATGAGTTCTCTAAAAAAGTTGCTCGTTCATTCCAATTAATAATGGACCCATCAGCCACGGGAATTACCCTATCATATCAAAATAATTTAGTAGCAACTTTAAGAGGTGATGAGGGTACTATACACGAGGGGTTACCAACAGCTCAAAGAATTGGGTATGGTAGTGGAGATAACTATGACCCTAATTGGTTAACAGATGAAGGTATAACTGGATATACAGGTTATGAAGAATTCTTAGATACTCACGCAGTTAATGACATGGTATGGTATCAAAGTGGTTCCACAAGTGGTGATACTGTAATAACTGAGGTATTTGAACATATTTTCCATACCGTACATCTATTCGGTATTATGGGTGCGGTTCCCGGCTCATCGACCGCAGTAAATTGGATGGCGGAAGAAAACCCAAATTGGCAAACAACAGACCTACACTTATCCATGAAACAAGCTATCGAGAATGGTATGTATGACCCAACTGACTATGCACCTAATTGGAGTGGGGATACAGGTCAAGCTCAAGTGGCGTATAAAGAGTATATGTACTTATTAAACTTCGGTATGTGGGAAATGTCCGAGTTTTGGGATGGTGGGTCATTATCTCCAGAATGGAATGATAATATGAGAACACCATCAGGAATTCAAACTAACAACATTTCAGGTTATACATTGTTTAATAATTATTTTGCACCAGTACTGACTAAACCTAGTTTTACAACACTAAGAAATATTTTCCAAGATAATGGAGGGGGTAGTTCAGGATATGTTGCCGATGATTGTGTAACACCAACACCAACGCCAACCCAATCAGTCACGCCTACAGTAACACCTACAATTACTCCATCAACATCCCCACCCGTAGATTGGTCACCTACAGATGTAAATGTAGTGGCGTGGGTTGACGCTTCAGACACCACTTCATACAGTCCATCTACAGGTACATTATCCTCAGTAAATGATAAAACAGGAACGTATAGTACTTTAAATGTTAATGGTACACCAACAATAGTCACAAATGGGTTAAATAGTTTAAGAGTATTTGATTTTGATGGTAATAATGAGTTTATACAAAGTTCATCTTTTGAAACACAAGCGTCGTCAGGTAACCATTGGTCTATTGGTGTATTTCAATACCATAGAACAAATAACACTAAAAATTCTTTTTGGAGTTATGAAACAGACCAATCACCAAAAAGAGATTATGCAATAAGTGCGGGTGCATCTAATAATACATGGCCAGGTGAATTAGATTTAGATGGTTTATCTTCTAACCGAATTAGTTCTAGAATCGGAAATCTACAAACTTGGAACTTTCAGAGTATTTCTCAAAATACATGGGTGATTGTCTCTTGTTGGTTTAACAAATCGGGCAATCAGATAGGTGTAAGAGTTAATGGTAATAACGCATTTACACCTGTTAATGATTATGACAATAGTATACAGACATCTCAACAATTAAGATTAATGAGAAATAGGGCATCAGTAGAACTGGATGGCCGTATGGCTGAGTTCTTTGCTGTTGCAGATATACCAGGAGTTAGTGGTACCGACTTAACTGATTTAGAAAAGGCTGAAGGTTATTTAGCATGTAAGTGGGGGTTACAGTCATCATTACCTTCGGGTCACCCATATAAAACAAATTGCCCAACACAAACTGACTAATTAAATATATAAACTATTTATTGATAGTATGGAATTTTTTATAAGACAAAATAGTGAATTACCAATATTAAAAATGCAGGTCGTTAGAGACGGACGAACAGATGCGTATAAAATATTTGATGCGGATTTAGATACTGCTACAATTAGGTTTTCAATGAAAAACGAAGCTAATGGTATAGAAAAAATACTAATGAATAATGCTTATATCACTGAAAAAATACAAGTTAACCCTGATGCTCCTTATGAATACTATATTTATTATAAATGGAGTAAAAGGGACACTAATATTAAAGGTAGATTTATCGGTGAATTTCATATACATAATTCAATGGGTGAACTAATTGCTCCAATAAGAGAAAATTTATATATTAACATAATTTAAGATATGAGCAATAACGTAAGAAGAAAAAAAAATTTAGTAATCGAAAGATTAAATCGTAGATTATTAGGTGAATCAGAAATGGACTGTCCAAAAGCTACTCAAGATTTAGAATTAAATACGAAACATAGAGATTCATCTATAAAGTCAGAACATATAAAATATGGACCATTAAATGTAGATGAACCTGGTGATTATTGGATAGACTTGGCGAAACATTGGGATACTACTGAAGAGGCATCTAAAAAATCTTTATGTGGTAACTGTGTAGCGTTTGATATATCAAAACGAATGGATGAATGTATGCCTGGAGTAACATCAGATGATGATGGTCGTTTAGGTTACTGTTGGATGCACAACTTCAAATGTCACTCAGCTAGAACTTGCTATACTTGGGCTAAAGGTGGTCCGATAGATGAAGATTCAGTATCTTACGAATGGCAAGAAAGAAACACAAAATAGTTTGACAATTCTATAATCATTACCTATAATTTGTTTAAGTGTTAAAGAGTAATCACATCAATACGATGTGAGTAAAATGTCTCAAACGAAAAAACAAATAATATGGTATCACAAGAACAAATTGAAACGTTCCTCAATGGTGAGGACCCTGAAAAATATATTGTAGCGTTAGAATATGATTACGCATCAGGAAAAATATTCAAAGTAATTCAAGACCCAATACAGGGTAAATCAATAAAATCAGACACATTTATTCCATTTGCATGGGTAGGTAACCTACAAGGGCTCAACTTTTATGGTGGTTCTAAGTCGGCTCAAAAACAAGCAATGTCCACACACGGAATCATTATTGAGACATTAGATACTCACAATGACACCCGTATGGAACAGGGTTTAAAATATTTAGTTAAGACAACTAAATCATATAGTAATTTAGTAAACTTTTTTAAAGGTGGTGGATTAGACCCGTGGGGTCGTGGTAATTCAGACTATATAATGATTCTGGCACCTGCTGAACAATATCTAATACAAAAAAATAAAAGACTTTTTAAAGGTTTCGATGAATACGATGAGGTACATCGTTTCGTATTTGATATTGAGACTACAGGATTATCACCTGAGGATAGTAAAATATTCCTTATAGGGATGAAAGATAATAAAGGTTTCGAAAAGGTTATTGCTTGTGAAAACGATGAAGAGGAACGTAAAGTTATTATCGAATTTTTTGATACAATCGCAAGTATAAAACCAACCTTGATTGGTGGTTATAACTCAGCCTTTTTCGATTTTCCTTTTATTCTTCGTAGAGCGGAAATATTAGGGTTAGATGTTAAAAAAATATCTAAAACATTAAATCCCAAACAAAAGTTAAGACAAAAAGAGGGTATGTTGAAGTTAGCTAATGAAATGGAACCATACACTCAAACAATGATGTGGGGTTATAACATCATTGATATTGCTCATGCGGTTAGAAGAACTCAGGCAATTAACTCAGATATTAAAAGTTGGGGACTTAAATATATTACTCAATTCATTGGGGCGGAAAAAGAAAACCGTGTTTATGTTGAAGGAGATAAAATTGGTAAAATTTATTTTGACAATAAAGATTATTATTTCAACCCAAAGACAGGTGGTTACAAAGAAGTTGGTTCAATAGGTACTGAAAACCTAATGGAAAGATTTCCAGGACACTATGAAAAGGTAAATGGGAACTACATTATTGAAAGATATCTTTATGATGATATTTGGGAGACTATGGTTGTAGACGAGGAGTTTAATCAAGCAAACTTCCTTCTTTCTAAATTAGTACCTACCACATATGAGAGGTTATCAACAATGGGTACTGCCACATTATGGAAAATGATTATGGCCGCTTGGTCATATAAACATAACTTAGCAATTCCTAAGAAAGGTGAAAAACGACCATTTACAGGTGGGTTATCAAGATTGATGGCGGTAGGGTACTCTACGGACGTTTTAAAACTAGATTACTCCTCACTATACCCATCGATACAGTTAGTTCATGATATTTTCCCTAAATGTGATGTAACGGGGGCCATGAAGAGTATGTTAAAGTATTTTAGAGATACTCGTATCACTTATAAAAAATTGGCTTCAGATTTATACGTTTCAGACCCTGAACAATCTAAAAAGTATAATCGTAAACAATTACCGATTAAAATATTCATTAACGCATTTTTCGGGTCATTATCCGCTCCACACGTATTTCCGTGGGGTGATATGGATATGGGGGAACAAATTACCTGTACGGGTAGACAATATCTTAGACAAATGATAATGTGGTTTATGAAGAGAGGTTACAAACCATTAGTGATGGATACGGACGGTGTAAACTTTTCATCTCCACCTGAACGTGAAAAACACACATATATCGGTAAAGGATTGAACGGGTTGGTTGAAGAAGGTAAAGAGTATATTGGTACTGAGGCGGACGTAGCGGAGTATAACGATATTTTTATGAGAGGCGAAATGGGGTTAGATACTGATGGTGTATGGCCATCCACTATAAATGTTGCACGTAAAAACTACGCACTACTCACTGATACGGGTAAGGTTAAATTAACGGGTAATAGTATTAAATCTAAAAAACTTCAAACGTATGTGGCTGAGTTTTTGGACCAAGGTCTACGTCTTTTATTAGATGGTAAAGGACATGAGTTTTTAGATTTCTATTATGAGTACGTAAATAAAATTTATAACTTGGAGATACCAATTTCTAAAATCGCTAATAAATCTCGTGTCAAACAAAGTATAAGTGATTATAAATTACACGTAAAAAAACGAACTAAATCAGGGTCACTAATGTCTCGACAGGCACATATGGAGTTAGCCATAAAACATAACTTAAATGTGGGATTAGGTGACACTATTTATTATGTTAATAATGGTGAACGAAAATCTCACGGTGACGTTCAAAAAAAGAATAAGTGGAATGCCACTGCGGCAGAAAAGCGAGAATATGCTATAAATAACGGTAAACCGATGCCTCCAGATTCCACAGAAATCGTATTGAATTGTTATTTAATTGATGATAAATATATTAGTGAAACACCTGACAAATTAGGTGAATACAATATTCCTCGTTATATGGCGGCATTTAACAAACGTATTGAACCGTTGTTGGTAGTATTTTCTCCTGAAATTCGTAGCGAAATATTGGTGGATAATCCGGATGATAGACCGTTTTTTACTAAATCACAAACTAAGTTGGTTAGAGGATTCCCCATGAAAGAAGGTAGTCAGGATAATTTGGATGAAGTATTAACATTATCTGACCCTGAAATTAGGTTTTGGGATGACGTTAAAATAAACCCATATTATATGTATCTTGAGAACACAACTAAATTAGTGGATATGGAATACGTTAATAAAAATATGAATATTATGAATTCTTTAGACCGTCAGAAGACATAACGTACCAATAGTTATTTATAAATCTTAATTCAACAGAGGCAAACTTTTCGAGTCTAATTTCTTCATATTGTTCATCGATTAGTTTGTCGGTTTTTACTATAGAGTCCGACATAGATTTTACGGTTATATGTTCTGTAGTGGTTTCATCTAATAAAATGACACATTCGGTATTACTATTTTTAACCACTATTGTACTCTCACCATTTGTCTTATAAAAGGGTACATTAATTACCACAATAGTTTCAGAAAAAATAGTTTCTTTACCATTTATAATTTTTTTAATTGGTCGTGTTTTTATAATTCCCATAATTAAATTACGTACATTTGTCTCGGTAATGCTCGGTATTGTAATGATTTATTTAAATTCTCAGCTAAATTAGCTTCTCTTTCCATCATTTTATCGGGTCTCAGCCTTTCCAATCGAGCCATTAATTCTTCCATTAATTTGCTCTTTTCATCTTTAGCCTCAGTAAGTAAAGAATCGTAATCCATTGTTACTTCAGAATCTGGAGTTTTTAAATTACCACTAAATTTACCTCTTACACGTCCTAAGGTTTCTTTGACATAAGCAACAAACCACTTTCTAACCCAAGCCTGTGCCGGATTATTTAGTTCTGCCCATAACATTTCATCGATTGGGATATCAGAAGGTAACCTTACCACATCGGGATTTTTAGCTAAACAATCTTCCCTATCATTAGTTTCGTAATACCAATACCATACTCTATATTCGTTATTTTCTATTGTACCAAAATCAAATTTACCTCCAGGTACATTATAAAGATGTACGGCTTTCTTTCCTTCAGGTAGTGCAGTTACTCTATATGTTAATTCACCACCAATAAGTCTTCGTTTTAAATTTATGTCTTGCATTCTAAGTAAAATGTCAAAAGCGGGTGTTATCATGTAGTTACCCGTTTGTCCCATTTGTGAAAAACCGGCACCACCACCTAAACCTACACCACCCATACCACCAAATCCACCCATAAATGGGTCGAAAAACGCGGCGTCTAATTCTGCTCTTGAAAACCATAATAATTCATTTAATTCCCTACCTGCCGGTATTTCATAAATTTGTTGGTTGGTTTTTAAGTCAATATAATCTTTCTTGAGTACTGAGTCTCCACCGGCTTGAAGTCCGACTATTTTAGAATAAGAATAGGTGTATTGAGTTTCCCAATCTAATGAACGAGTAGTAAACGCTCTAGTAACTGATTGTTCGTCTAAGTTCATACCATAAAGTGATGTCCATTGTGACTCTATTAACCAATCGTTTACATATTGTGCGTAATCCTGAATAGATAACTCTAATAAAGAGTCCATCATTTCATCTTCTATTTCGATACTACGTATTGGTGCACCTAATAGGTGTTTTACACGGGTATAAAGTTTTGTTCTTTGTGGTTCAACTATTACTGACATATGTATGTTTTCTTAATAAATATTCAGAAAACTACATTTCTTTAATTAATATATTGTGATGACTCGTTAAAAACGTATCTTCCGTTAACTATTTTAGTATTTTTATTCTCAAAAACTTCAGTTCCTAACTTATCACTATGAAAAACTAAATAATCCGTTTTATAGGGTTTAACGTTTCCAGTACCATAAACAATAACTTTACCGTCTTTTTTATTAATACGATTAAATGGTTTAATTTGTATTGTTTTAGTACCTTCAGGTAACGTGACGACCGCATCTATACCTTTAATCATATCATCTACGTCACCTAGTTCCCCAACTTTTTTGACATCAGAAGTGTTAAATATTTTTTTTAAACTTACAACTGCATCAACCTCTCTTTTATCTCCAAACTTATTTGTTTTATCTAAACCGGACATTAGAGTTTTAAACGTTGGTGAATCTGCGTTAAAAATAGAGTACCTTAATTCTATCAAATATTTGTTAAGTCTATCAACTTCAGTTAGTTGTTGTTTATGATTTTTATCATTAAAATTAATTGCATCAATACCATATTTTCTTAAATATTTATTTGTGTCACTCACTAATGTACAAAAAGCCGTGTAGTTGGTATTTAACTTATTAATTACTGAACGACCTTTTTGTTCATAATCATAAATCCCTGACATTTGACCTTTAGAGTATTTGTTTTTTTCGTACCAATATTCTGAAAATACTTCTTTTAGTATATCCATTATCGTATACATAAAACGTTTTTTTATCTCAGGATTAGTATTAAATAATCTGCGGTACGTCTGTACTTGATTTCTATTACATCCTGCGCTAGCACCTTCTGAAATGATATTTTTAACTATCTTAGTTTCGGTTAATTTTTTTGATGTTTGATTTAAGTATAATTCATTAACATAATCCCAATTAATTATTGTCCAAAAATTTCTAACATATTCATCTCTTTTATTACGGTATTTCAAGTAATATGCATGTTCCCATGTATCTAAACACAATAATGGGTATCCACCATTTTTAACCACATTCATTAATGGGTTGTCTTGATTTGGGGTGGACATAATCTTTAATTTACCATTTTTAGTTAAGACTAACCAAGTCCATCCTGAACCAAAGTTTTTTATCGCCTCATTACTAAATATTTTTTTGAATTTAGGAAAATTACCGAAATCCTTAATTATTTTGTCATAAATTTCACCTTGAGCTCTTTGTTTTTTGGGTGACATTATTTTCCAAAAAAGTGCGTGATTAAATGCTCCTCCGGCATTATCTCTAATAGTTTTACTATACCTTGAGATTCCTTTTATTAGTTGTTCTAATTCTATATTACTATCGACCCTACTTAACAGTGCGTCATTTAATTTTTTAACGTATCCTTTATAATGTTTGTTATAGTGAGTATCCATAGTTTCAGAGTCTATAAATCTTTCTAAGGCAGAATAAGAGTACGGTAATTTTTCTATACCAATTTTTTTCATTTCTGTTAAAATTTGTTTGGAAGTGTGCGAGACATTATCATTAACTTCAGTTAATTTTTCTCGGCTATTAATTTTATGTTCAATCGTTGAGATTTTATTTATTAATCTTTTGAACTTCATTTATTTTTTTATTATAAATAATGGTTAATTATAATTTTTTATCTTCTAACTGATATTTCATTAATAATTTGTTCCATTATGTCCCCTCTCTCCTCATTATCACCCATAACCGTTTCAAAAATATTTTTCTTATTAGATAAAATATCATATATGATTCCTTCTATTGAGTTTTCAAAAATTGGGTAGAATACGGAAACATTAGATTTTTGTCCGTACCTATATGCTCTGTCTTCAGCTTGTGAATGGTCAGAAGGAACAAACGATAAATCATTCATAACTACCGCCTCAGCTGCGGTAAGAGTTATACCAACACCTGCGGCCTTTAAGTTACCAACAAAAACTTTTATTTTATCATTTTCTTGAAATTGGTCCACAGAGTTTTGACGAGCGACTTTACTCATCTTACCGTCTAATTTAACTGACTTTTTACCAAAGTGGTCCGCAATTCTATTTAGTGTGTCAGTAAAGTTGGTAAAGACAATGACTTTCTTTCCTTGTTCAATAATGTTTTCAACTAACTCACAAGTTTCTTTTATTTTATTTTCGGCAATTATTTGTCTGACTTTCATTAACATAGAAAATTGTACGGTTAATGATTTTTTCTCCCTATCATCCTCCATCCAATCGTAGTATTCACCCATAAGCGCCATATACTCTTTAGATTTTAAATTTAAATAAACGGGAGTGATAATTTTATCAGGTAAATCTAAAATATCCTGTTTTAATCTTCGAAGAACATGTGTTTTGGTTCTATCCCTTAACTCTAATAAGTTAGATGCTCCATTTACGTTCCATACTTTACGATTACCCACATTAAATTGATAACCTTCGCAGTACCTAATTACGTACGCCATCCAATTATATGCCACAGGAGATTCCACTAAATTTAATAAATTATAATAATTAATTGGTCTTGATGTCATTGGAGTACCTGTTAGTAACCATACCTTACCAATCGAATTTATTATATCATTAATTAGTTTAGTTCTTTTTGCTTGAACATTTTGAATGTAATGTGCCTCATCAACAACAACTAAGTCGAACCCTTCTTGTAATATTATTGATTCTTCTTTGTTTTTTATATTATGAAAATTCTTTAATATGTCATAGTTAATAATAACAAAATCGGCACTTTCCCATTTCTTACCTTCGACTATTGATATGCTTTTTTCGGTATAATTTTGAATTTCACGTTTCCAATTAATTTTTAAAGATGCGGGACAAACAATTAATACTCTTTCGGCACCTGACTCTAAAGCGGCAATGACGGTTGAGGTAGTTTTTCCTAAACCCATATCATCGGCTAAAATATATTTCTTATGACTCGCTAATTTTTCAATAGATTCTATTTGATGTTCTAAAGGAGGTCTATGTGAGTATTTAGTATAATCTATTTCAACTTTTTCAATTTCTTGTGATTTTATTAGTGCCACACGAGGTAACCAAAATGAATGTAATTTTTCATTTTCAAATATTTTACCCCATATATGGAAAGACTTATCTTTTTCAACCAAAAGTTTTTCAATGTAAACTTTTTCGGGCACTTTTGTGAGAAGTTTATCTTCCATCATCTTCTTACCGAAGTAACTATCTAAATCTACCCACTTTCTAGCTATTTTAGGGACTAACTCGTTATAACTATTGATGTAGTCGGCTTGAGCCCTTGTTAATTTAAAATGTTTTTGTTCTTTAAATTTTTTTTGAATAGATTGTATATAATTATTGAACCCATCGTATACTTCTAATGTACGTTGCGCCCTAACTTCAGGTATCTTAGATAATTTATCTTTATTACTTTCCATAATCTAATATTTATAATATAACTATAAACTAACTATTTATCAATATATGAGTAATAGAAAGATACCAATAACACGTTTAGAGAAGTTTTTCGGTTCCGAGGATTTTGGATTAGAACAAAATATGGGTCGTGAGTGGCTTGAAGGTGATATGCATTTCACCGTTGTTCTATATAAGGTCGATAGACAAAAAACTAAAACCGATGATGTATATGGAGAATCTTTAGAGGACGGTATACAGTTTTTACCTCCTGTTGAATTTAAAGGTTATGTTACTATCGAGACTCCCGAAAACCAGAACTACTCTAACGCTAATTTATCACAATTAGAGCCAGGTAATTTAAAAGTCGGTGTTTACCAAGATGCGTTAGACGAGTTAAACATCGACATCGATTATGGTGATTATTTAGGTTATTATGAAACTGAGGACCGAGTAAGGTATTACTCTGTTGTTAATGATGGTCGTGTTGTTAGCGACAATAAACATACTTATGGTGGATATAAACCATTTTACCGAAGTATAATTGCGGCACCTGTTAATGACGGGGAATTTAGAGGAATATGAAAAAATTACTAAAAGAAATAAATTTTATTAAAACTCGTATGTCACATATGTGTGAAGGTATTGAAGGTGAAAAAGTTGTGTGTGACGATTGTGGGTGGTCTTGGGATTTAAGTGACGGTGGTCACGACCCGTATATCTGCCATAAATGTGGTAACGATAATCAAGAAGTTAATTATATCGGTAAAAAAGTTATGGTATACTATAACTTACATAAACATACATTTTCCGTATCATATAAAAATAGAATTGTTATGTACGCCGATTATGTTAAATTAAAAGATGTTGAATTTAGAGTACGACAAGGTGGTAAAGAAAAAGTAAGGGATGAAATGAGAAAAAATGTACACGCATTTGTGATTGGAACTTTACTGGATTTTTGTACGTTTCCATGTGAAAACTTACCTGATGAGCCAAATGAAAATGTGATAACGTATAATCCGTATAAGTATGACTCATTCGTTAGAAAAGATGGTGAGGAACCAATTTATAATGCTAATGAGGTTGAAATGATTAATTCTAAAAATAAAGTATTTTTTATAAGTGAAACTGTAAAATAATGGGACTACCTAAAAATGTAAAAAAATATTTACCTTTAACTCCTGATAAAATTTTACATCAGAGAAGAGAGGAACTACTTGAACAAATTCAAGAAGACGGCACTTATTTACCAAAATCTATTTTACACGCAGATTTAGATAGGGGTATGTTAGATTTTGTTAGAGATGAATTAGGTATTTCAGTAAACGGAAAGAATATAAAAAATATAGATTTAATTATAACCACACAAAATTGGGCTCAGTTTACTGAGACTTGGAATTTTCAGGATTTAGATAAAAATATTAAACCCCCTTTTGTTGCCACGGTTAGAAATCCCGATGTTAAGTTTGGGACAAATCCGTCATTACAATATACAATACCAAATAGAAGACAATTTTATTATGCTAAAGTACCAACGTGGGACGGACAAAGAAAAGGAATGGATATATATAAAATACCTCAACCCGTTCCTGTTGATATTACTTACAATGTAAAAATATTCTGTAATAGAATGAGAGAGTTAAATGACTTTAATAAAAAGGTATTACAGAAATTTTCATCTAGACAGGCGTATACAGAAATAAAGGGTCACTATATACCAATGATATTAAATAGCTCATCTGACGAATCTGTTTTAGAACTTGAGAAAAGAAAATACTACGTACAAAACTACGAATTCTTAATGATGGGATTCTTGTTAGATGAGGAAGAGTTTGAAGTGTCTCCCGCCATATCTAGAACCGCAACTATATTTGAGGTTGATTTACTTAATACGGGTAAAAGAGTCGAGAAATTACCTTCAAACCCAAGTGATTTTGAATTAGATATTATTTTTGTTAGTGGTTTAGAATCTTTAACTGAAACTTACAGATATGAAATTGACTTAACAATATTAGAATCGTCTAATGTAGATAGTTATTCTGTCTATATTAATGGTAACTATATCGGTGATGATATAACAACGATAAAAGTATCCACTAACGATGTAATCAAAATTGATGTTGTTAAAACCGATATCACTAAGCAGTCAATATTAAAATCTAAAGCGAGACTTTTATAGTTATTCTCCGTAGATATCTCTAACTTCTTTACAATTATCCTCAATTAACTTTTCTAAGAATTTATAAATCTTTAAACCGTGTTTTTCACAGTATAGTTTTAAAGTCTTATGTGACTCAGGTGAAATTTTTATGTTTTTTATTTTACTCATCCATGTTTTTTTAAAAAGTAGAAAAAAGGTAGAATTTTTTCCTACTCTTTATAAATATAGTCTTTAACTAATAGTTTTTTCATCTTTTTGCTAATATTTATCTATAAATAAAAACTTAAGAAAAAAATTACACAATGGCGACATCTAACAAAGTATTCGTATCTCCGGGTGTTTATACATCAGAAAGAGATTTAAGTTTTGTAGCACAAAGTGTAGGAGTAACAACTCTTGGGTTAGTAGGTGAAACAATTTCGGGACCAGCATTCGAGCCGATTTTCATTACTAATTACGATGAGTTCCAATCCTATTTTGGTGGTACAAATCCAACTAAATTTGTAAATACTCAGATACCTAAGTATGAGGCGGCTTACATAGCTAAGTCTTATCTACAACAATCAAATCAATTGTTTGTAACAAGGGTACTTGGATTATCGGGGTATGACGCAGGACCTTCATGGTCAATAACAACTATCGGTAACTTAGATAGTTCAGGAACAACCTACGCGGGCGTATCTGGACCACATTTTATTACATTTACCGGAGTATCAGGAACATCTACAAGTGTTGACGTAACGAGTTACGGAACACTTCCCGCTTCAATTCAAGGTGTGATAACAGATTCATATACAACATATACCGGTGGAGAATCAACTTTACAATCAGATATTGAGGGGTATATGTATAATGAAATTTTAGCAGCAACTGGAAATACTTCAGGACAAACATCTTATTTTTGGGGTGCGGTAAGTGCTTCAACATTTAGTAATACTACAGGTGATACGGTTAACCAAACGGGTATACTCGGAGCAACTAACACTAATGTTTTGGGGGTTGAGGATATTAGTTTCGAAAATATTAATTTAACGGACTCAGTAAACGACCCGTGGTATTACGCTTTATTTACTGAAACAAGTGGAGTTTATAACGGTACTGGTTTTGGTTTAGGTTTAACCACTTTAAATAATAATGGTTTATCATTTACAGGTACCGCTCATGTTTATGTAACGAACTACACAGGTACACCGTATAATGATTATCATGATGTTGTGGTGGCAACTTTACGTTCGCGAGGTATTGATACATATACTACTGATGATGGTCCTGTATATGAAGTGTCAGGATTAACTGATGTTAGTATGGATTGTACGGGGAATTACTCGGAGGTTAATACTAACCCTTTCTCTACATTTGGACTTTCTGCGACAACTGCGGATGGGGATAACTTCTTTTTCCAAACATCATTTAATGTATCTAATTCAAACTACTTATCAAAGGTATTTGGAAAATCTAATTTTGCAAAACCAAAATCTGAAGTACCTTTATTCGTAGAAGAAGAATATTACAACCTATTAAATACTGGTTATAGATTAGGTCGTGTTCGTGGTTTAAATTGTACACTAACTGATTTACCAAGTGCGAGACAAGATTTAGGAACTAACACAAGTATTGGTTGGTATTTAGAACAATATCAAACACCTGAAACACCATATTTTGTTTCTGAACTAAGAGGTAACCAAGTTTACGATATGTTTAAAGTTATAACAATATCTGATGGTAACAGTGCAAACAGAGAAGTAAAAGTTTCAATTATGAATATCTCATTTAATAATGGAACTTTTGATGTTGTAGTACGTGATTTCTTCGATACAGATGCAAATCCTGTAGTTTTAGAGAAATTTACTAACTGTACAATGGATATCAACCAAAATAGTTTTGTAGCTAAGAAAATTGGTACATCCAATGGTGAATTTGAATTAAGGTCAAGATTCATAATGTTAGAAATGAATGAAGACGCACCTATGGATTCACTACCTTGTGGGTTTAGAGGATATCAAACTAGACAGTATTCAGGAGTTAAATCACCATTTTTAGAATATAAAACAAAATACGACACACCAGGTGAAGTTATTTGGAACCCACCATTTGGTGCGGCTTCAGGTACGGACAATGAAACAAGAAGTTCAGGTGATAGAGTAAGAAGAACATACTTAGGTGTTTCCAACACTGCTGGTATCGACGCGGATTTCTTATCATATAAAGGAAAACAAAACCCTACTAATTTGGCTACCGCAACTGATTCTCAACCATGGTCTTACCTAACTAAAGGTTACCATATGGATTCAGGAGCGACTGTAATAACAATTTCATCTAATTATGTTACTTCAGGTGAAACGGCTTTTGAAGTTGGTGATGCGAGTTTTGACGGAGAACCTCAGAACGAGAGTAACCCGTATTATAGATTAAATGCACGTAAGTTCACTGTAGTACCATCAGGAGGTTTTGATGGGTGGGATATCTATAGAGAATATAGAACTAATGGTGACAGATACCAATTAGGAGCGGCAGGTTTTAGAGCAGGTGCAGCACCTTCCATAACTTATCCAACGGCAACAGGATGGGGAGCGTTTAAACAAATTGTCGGTCCAGATAAATTAACTTGGGCTAACACTGATTATTACGCATACCTATGGGGTCAATATACATTTAATAACCCTGAAGCGGTTAATATAAATGTATTCACAACACCAGGTATTGATTATGTTAATAATTCTAACCTTGTTGAGTCAGCAATTGATATGGTAGAACAAGACAGAGCGGATTCAGTCTACATCTGTACCACACCTGATTATCAAATGTTTACACCTTCTTTAGGGAATTTCGATACGGACTTCATTTATCCTGAAGAGGCGGTAGATAATTTAGAGGACACAGGAATTGACTCTAACTACACCGCAACTTATTACCCGTGGATTCTTACGAGAGATACAGTTAATAATACACAGATTTATCTTCCACCAACAGGTGAGGTTGTTAGAAACTTAGCATTAACAGATAACATCGCTTTCCCATGGTTCGCATCGGCGGGTTACACGAGAGGTTTAGTTAATTCTGTTAAAGCACGTAAAAAACTAACACAAGAAGATAGAGATACACTTTATCAAGGTAGATTAAACCCAATAGCAACCTTCTCCGATGTCGGTACAGTTATTTGGGGTAACAAAACTTTACAGATTAAAGAATCTGCACTTGATAGAATAAATGTTAGAAGATTATTACTACAAGCACGTAAGTTAATTTCGGCAGTGGCGGTAAGATTATTATTCGAACAAAACGATGAACAAGTTAGACAAGAGTTCTTAGACTCAGTTAATCCTATCTTAGATAGTATTAGAAGAGACAGAGGTTTGATTGACTTTAGAGTTACAGTTTCAAACACACCTGAAGATTTAGACTCTAATACGTTAACAGGTAAAATTTACTTGAAACCAACAAGAGCACTTGAATTTATAGATATTGAATTCTTGATTACTCCTACAGGAGCATCTTTTGAAGATATTTAATAACTAACTATATTTATATTAAGGAGGAGGGTTAATTCCCTCCTCTTAGCCAATTAAACGTTTAAACAAAAATAAAATGGAATTCAAGAAAAAAACACTTAACGAGTCGTTAAACGTAAAGTCTGACGGAAAAAAGTCTTTTTCTAAAAAACCTCAGAATATTGTAATATCTGAGTCACAACTAGAAAGACTAATGGTAAAAATTAATAAAAAAAACTAAGTAGAAAATGAGTTTAAAGAAGGTTATTAGAGAATTTTATCACGAAAAAAAATTACAAGAAGGGTTTGACCCTGAGGGTAATCCCGATTTAAAGTATTATGCTTTTGATTGGGACGATAATATTGCGACTATGCCAACACAAATCATACTTTTGTCCGATGAAGACGAAGAGGTAGGAATGTCAACAGAAGATTTTGCGGACTATAGAGGTATGATTGGTAAAGAACCTTTTGAATATAAGAATAAAATGATTGTGGGGTATGCCGATGACCCTTATAGAAATTTCGGAGTTAAAGGTGATAACGCCTTTATAGTTGATTCCCTATTAGCAAAACCAGGACCATCATGGAATGATTTTGTCGAAGCAATAAACGGGGGGTCAATTTTTTCAATAATCACTGCAAGAGGTCATACACCATCGGTATTACGTGAAGCGATTTATAATATGATAGTGACTAACCATAACGGTATTAGTAAGGAAACTTTAATTGACAATCTTAAAAAGTATCGTAATATGTCGGGTGATGAAGAAAAGGACTCATCTATAATGATTAATGATTATTTGGATTTAAATAAATACCATCCTGTAACATATGGTGAAGGTAATGCTGCGGACCCTGAGGAGGGTAAAATTAAAGCGTTAAGGAGTTTTATTGCGTATGTTAAAGAAATGAGTGAAAGAATCGGTAAAAAAGCCTTTCTTAAAAATGATATAAAAAACAATTTCGTACCAATGATTGGGTTTTCTGACGATGACCCAGGCAATGTAGAAAAGATTAAAGCATTTTTAGATAAAGAATATAAAGATAAACCAGTTAAAATGTATTTAACTAAAGGAGGAGATAAAAAAGAAGTATAATTATTATTATATTTTATTTGCTCTAGTAGATTACTGAAAAAAAAATAAAAGTAAATAGAAAAACTTTTAAACTGGATATTTATAATTAAATAAACTAAAGAAATATAAAACCAAAATACAATGGCAGACTTATTAATGAAAATGCCCGTTCCCTATGAACCAAAAAGGAAGAACCGATTTATACTATCGTTTCCATCTTCATTGGGTATTAATTCTTGGTATGTTGAGTCTACATCAAGACCTAACATCCAAATCGGGTCAACAGAGATTCCTTTTTTAAACACCTCTACATACGTAGCTGGTAGATTCGTGTGGAACACGATAAACGTTACATTCCGTGACCCAATTGGACCATCAGCGTCACAAGCGTTAATGGAGTGGGTTAGATTACATTCAGAGTCCGTAACAGGACGTATGGGATATGCTGCAGGTTATAAGAAAGACTTAGACCTAGAGATGTTAGACCCAACAGGTGTGGCGGTTGAAAAATGGATTCTACAGGGAACATTTTTAACTGATGTTAATTTCGATAGTTTAGGATATAGTGATGATGCGTTAGCTACAATTACAGCTACATTACGTCCTGATAGATGTATTTTGGTATACTAATATAAAACAAGTATTGATAAAAAACCAATCAATTGTATATTTAAAACCATAGAGGTCATTGAACTTCTATGGTTTTTTATTTAAATAAACTATTATGGACCAAGGAAAACAATACGGACAAGCTAATATGGACTTACCACATGATGTGGTACCATTACCATCACAAGGTATTTTTTACACTAATAAGAAAAAATCACTTAAAGTCGGTTATTTAACCGCACAGGATGAAAACTTATTACTATCTAATTCAGGAAGTAAAAACTTAGTGATGACATTACTAAAAAATAAAATTTACGAACCTGATTTTAATGTTAACGAATTATTAGATGGGGATGCCGAGGCAATATTAATATTCTTAAGAAATACTGCGTTTGGTTCTGAATATAACTTTGTATTAAAAGACCCAAAAACGGGTAAAGATTTTGAAACTAAGGTAGCTTTAGATGAGTTAAACATTGAAAAACCTAAAATAAAACCTAATGAAAAAGGTTTATTTGAATTTAATTTACCAAAAACGGGTGTCAATGTCGTATGTCGACTTTTAAATATTCAAGATACTAATGAGTTATCTGAATTACCTGATTTATACCCTAACGGAGTAACTGTACCCCTTGTTACTAAACGGTTAGAAAAAATAGTAGTTTCTATTGACGGTGATGAAAATAGAGAAAAAATATCAACATTTATAAGTACGCTACCTATTATGGATTCAAAATTTATTAGAAACACAATGAAAGATTGTGAACCTAAGTTGGACCTTAATAGAACTACTACAGCCCCGTCAGGAGAAAAAGTGACTATGCGTATCACTTTTGGGGCAGAGTTTTTTCGTCCTTTCTTCTAACTATAGGAAAATTATGCTCGATGAGTTCTACTATCTAAGTAAACATGTTAATATGTCTTACTCAGACCTACAATTAATGCCTACCTTTGAGAGAAAGTTTTTTATTGATAAACTTTCTTCTGAATTCCAAGAAAAAAACGAACAGATAGAAAAACAACGACAGAAATCTAGATAAACGATATTTATAATAAAAGATATTTTATATGTTTATGTTTCAGAGTGATGATATGGAGAAGGTAACGGGTAATATTGCCAGTAATATTAAACTAGCTGATATTTCCCTTCTTAAATTTACTGATAACCTTAAAAATAGTTTAACCGATATAAAAGGGGTAATTAACTCCGTGGCGGGTTATAATACCTTAGCCGCAAATACCGCTAGAGAGACTATGGGGTCCACAAGGGTTGTTGGTGACGCAATACAAAAAGCATCCGCTGCCGCCGCAGAAAATACTTTATTAGTTGGAAAAGGTGTTGAAGATAATATTAAATTATATGGGGCTTTAAATGAGTCCATGATGAGATTAACATTTTTCTCTGACAAACAAATTGAGGCGTTTCAAATCTTAGGTTTTACCGCTAATATGTCCGCCGCGGAATTAGCCACTATGGCGACTTCATTTGATACATTAGGTTATACTACCGACAAAACATTGGAAACGATGGAGGATATGACAAAACAAGCGAGGTCATATGGTTTAAATGTTTCAGAATTTATGGGTGGTGTTAACAAAAATTTAAAGTTAATGACATCATATAATTTTAAAGATGGTGTGAAAGGTCTTTCTAATATGGTTGCACAAGCTCAAGCTTTAAGAATTGATATGAGTACAACTGTTAATTTAGCCGATAAATTAATGTCCCCTGAAGCTGCGATTGAAACCGCGGCAGGTTTCCAAATGTTAGGTGGTGCCATTGGTAAACTAGGGGACCCATTCCAGTTACTTCACATGGCTCAAACGGATATGGAAGGTCTACAAGATAGTGTTGTTGGTATGGCCGCAGCATCAGTGAGTTTTAACGAAGAAACGGGTGAATTTGATATTCCTGTCACTGAGATGTATCGACTTAGAGAGGCGGCTGATTTAGCGGGGATGGGTTACCAAGAGATGACCGAATTAGCTATGAAGGCGGCTCAAAAGAATAAGAAATTAGATATATTAGGTAATCTTAGTGGTATAAGTGATGAGCAAAAAGAATTAATTTCTAATCTTGGTAAGATTAATAAAGACGGTAATATTGATATTACTATGCCTGACGGAACACTTAGACAAATTGGTCAAGGTTTCAATGATATGACGGCCAATGATTACACCGCATTAGAAAAAGTTGTAGCTAAAGATGCGATGAATGAACTAGATGTCGCTAAAAAATCGATGGGTTATCTTAATGAAATTGCTGCAGCCCAATCAGTTCTAACAAATATGACTAGACTACAATTAGCACAAGGTGACGGTTTTACAAATATAGCGGAAGGTTTAGTAACGTCTAGTACCAATGTAATTGACTCTCTTAAAGGTGAGAACGAAGAAGGTGAAAGAGGTAAAGGAAGAAAGGCACAAGAATTTTTTCAAATACCTGATAAAGTTGTCGAAGCGTTTTCTTTGGGATTAAGTCAATTAAAAGTGAGTGAAGAACAGGCCGATGAATTTGCGGACGCCGCGTATGGGTTTATTCAAAAGGCATTTGATATGGCAGCTATAGAATTTGGGAAATTTGATTTTGAAGGGGATGTTATGAAAAAACTTGAAGACCTTTTTCCGTCATCGACAGCAAAGCCTACTGACCGTTCAAATAATACAGAGATTCAACCTGTTACAGGTGAGGGTAATACAAATGAAAATAATGAAGGTGGGGAAGGTACCACACCAACTCAACGAGATAATTTATCTGTGAACAATTTAAATACCTCAAGCCTTAACATTAATGAACCAACAACAAGCTCCATTGCAACCAACTCTAATCTTAATGTTAATGGTCAAGTTAATTTAACCGTTGATAATATGCCAACTAATTCGGTAATGACTAAGGAAGAGTTTGCTAGTTATTTAATTAATAATCCAAATGCGATGGCGGCAATCAGTTCTCAGATATTTAATACAAATGGAACGTATGGTGGTTCTGTGACCGGTGGAGGTGTACCCTCATAATATTAATAGGGGTATCTTTGTATAAATCTATTCTTTTAGTTTACACAAAATTATGTTACCATCTATTTATCTAAAAAGAATATATAGATGTCATTAAGTCCATTATCATTTGATTCTACTGAAAATTTTAGAAAAAAATTATTAGTAAAAAATCTACAACCATATAATAGTGATGGTTTTACTCCTGCGTCACAACCAGGTCAAAGTGAAGTTATTATAAATGATATTGGTGTTATCGACTCTCAAGAGGTAGAAGTGATTGGTTCTGATGAAGGAAACTACGCATATGTTAAAAACCAATATGGACCTGAAGGTGGTTTTGGTGAACCAAAATCTATTGACGATATTACCTTTATAAATTCTGTAACAAGTTTTAGTAATACTTTAAATTTAGATATGAGTCAGGGAATACCTGCCTTAGTCGGTAAAAGTCCATATAATACTTTTATTGCTTCATCATACAATCCATTTATATTATTAACAAGTCAAAACCCGCAAGGGGATAATGGTTCATTATCTCAAGATTCTGATTTGGCTAGAATAGCTGCGGAATCACTTAAGACAGAGTTTCAATATAGAATAGCCGAAGAAACATATCAACAAACTATAGGTAGAGTAAATGCAATAGATGCGTTAACGGACCCATTTGATTTACTCGGTATCGTCACAGGTAATAAATCTATTATTGAGAGAGATTGGAAAATCTCAGTACCTAAGAGTTTAATTGGTAAAGGTTTAGATTTTATTAGTAGAGTTAGTGGTGTGTATTCACCATACTCATGGATACCTGGTGATTACTTTAGTTCCGAACCAAAACAAATGTATTTAAATCAAATAGCCAATAAAATAACGGGATTATTTGATAAAAGAGGTGTTTTAAAGTTACCCACCGAAAAGACAGGGATGCAAATATTCTTGGATAACACGGGTGGTGGACAACGTTCAAGACTTTTTCATGGACTTAGATTAAACCGTTACATACCTGATTACAACAAAAATTTCTTAACTGATTTATTTACAAAGGTACCTAAACAAAATTATTATGTAGGTAGTTCACAACAAGAAATGAGAGATGTTGTTGCACCTGCAGAGTCATTACCGTTAGATAGAGATGGTAATAAAACTCAAACACCCGTATATGGTTATGACGAGGTTGCTAAAATTTATGAAAACGAAGAGAAAGATAATCAATATAAATTTGGTTTAAATCAAACCTCAACATACGATGATGGAGGATTACAAGGTGGGTTTACTTGGGTTTCACCAAAATATAAAGATAGGGCGGGACAAAAAGTTGGTAAAGGTGCTGAATTTTTTGGTACTATTGACACGGATTGGAATGAACAAGGGGTTCAAAATACTTTTACAGCTACACAATCTGTAGATGGTTCAGGAAACTACCAATACACTAAAGGTTCGATATTAGATAATACTCAAAAATTAATTAACGCAGCCGATGAAGTGGTGGGTGTTAGGAAACTACAACATGTTGGTAATGCCATTGACCAAGTATCAAAAGTGTTTCATGATGGTACGAGAGAACTAACAAAAGGTTCGAGAGTAATTGCCTATAAAGATGTTGATGGTGATATCGTTGGACAGGAGTATTGTCGTGTATTCACTAAGGATACCCCATATTATTCTATGGGTGATTTACAAAAAACTGAGGGAATTACAACAGCAAATAGACGATTTACTTACTCAGTGTTAGATAGTACATATAATTTAAACATTGCACCAATGAGGGGTAATGAAAGTACAAACATAACAGGTAATGATTTTAGTCCTAAAGGTGAAGGGGTTAAAAAATACATGTTCTCTTTAGAAAATTTAGCGTGGAGAACCTCAAGAAAAAAGGGGTTCACCTATCAAGACCTACCACATTGTGAGAGAGGACCTAATGGTGGTAGAATAATGTGGTTTCCACCGTATGATATGAAAGTAAGTGAAACAAACTCAGCGAATTGGAATTCAAATGAATTTTTAGGTCGACCTGAACCAATTTACACATATAATAATACAACAAGAAATGGTAATTTAAGTTGGAAGATTGTGGTTGACCACCCATCAATACTAAATGCTATTGTGGATAAAGAATTAGCAAATCAAAGTAATAATAATAAAGTGACAGGTATTGTGGATTCATTCTTTGCTGGTTGTAGAAAATACGACATATATGAATTAGCCTTAAGATATCCCCAATTTACTTATAGTGATATCTACGAGATAATTGTTAACTCACCCGTACCTGAAGATGTAAAGGAAAATTTTGATTTTATAAACGCTGAAGTACCTGGAGATGAGGACCCCGCAGTTGAGGAGTATGTTGATAAAGTGACGGAGGAGACTTACAGTTTCTCTTATTATTTTGATAACGATGTACCGGGTCCGACAAACGTTCAATCTACAACCTCTGATGAATCTTACCAAACGACATTAACTAATTATATTGCTAGACAGACTGATTACAATAATAGAGCAACCGCAGAAAATAAAGTGGGGGTTAAGGAATTTTATGAAAAAAATATTTTAACAGGACCTGAAAAGGGTCCGTTACATAGTACTTTATTATTTATTGAAGGAGTGGGAGAGGCGTTAAATGCGGGTTCTACAGTTGAAGTTTTATTACAAGGTTCGGCATCGTCACCTAATAATGTTGATTATAATAAATCATTATCAAAGAGAAGAATCGATAGTGTTATACAATATATGTTACCATTAAAACCTTCAAATAGTCAAAAAACCTTACAACAATGGAAAGATGACGGTAAATTTATAATTAAAGAAGTTGCGTCAGGAGAACAGATAACTATTGGTGGTGTTGACTGTACGCAAGAATTACCTTCGTCCGATAAGGTGTATTCACCACAGGCGATGGGTTGTAGAAGGGTATTCTTTAACAGTGTTGTTGAAACACCATCTAAAGAGGAGGTTCAGGTAACTGATGAAGAAAGTACCCCACCTGTAGTTGATACTGAAACACAGACTGCAACACCTGAGAAACCAGTTATGAAACAACCAACAAAAACTGAAAAACAAAAACAGGAAGTTGCAAAGATAATAGTTAGAAAATTATTGACTGAGTGCGATTACTTTAATTTAGTAAAGGAAAGTTCACCGATGGTTTATAGTGGTATAAAGGAAAAAATAAAGTACTTCCAACCAGCATTTCACTCTATAACACCTGAAGGTTTAAATTCAAGACTAACTTTTCTACAACAATGTATTAGACCTGGTGACACTATACCAGTAATAGGTGATGATGGTAGACCAACTGAGTTTAATGCAAAGAACACATCATTTGGGGCTCCACCAATATGTATATTAAGAATTGGTGATTTCTATCATACTAAAATTGCTATTAATCAAATATCTATTAGTTATGAGCCATTAACTTTTGATTTAAATCCTGAGGGAATAGGTGTACAACCAATGTTAGCGGATATTAATATGTCATTTTTCTTTATAGGTGGTCAAGGATTGAAAGAACCCGTAAATAGATTACAAAACGCACTTTCATTTAATTATTATGCCAATACAGAGGTTTATGATGATAGGTCTGTAGTTACAGAACAAAGGGACGAGTTAAATCAAGAGATATGGGAATCGATAGAAAGTAATGTGACTTTTGGTTCAGATAATAGACCAACTAATGAAGACATACCAACTAAGGGTGTGACAATTGGTACAATTAAAACTGATGAATTAACCACTTATCCTACAACTACTACGAGCACGACTAGTGGTCAAACTTCTTTTAAAACAATAATGGCGACTGCGGTTGAGGATGTTAAAAATTACGCAAACTCAATTACCGACTCACTCACTCAAGTAGCAAATACTTACTCAATAGATGGTTTGGCTTACTTTACGGACGAAAGAAATTATACTGACGGTAAAACGTTAGGTTACTATACCGATGGATTTACAGGTACTACTACAGATACTAAACTATTCGGTAAACCAAAAGAGGATGAGTTACAAAATAAAATAAATAATCTTTTTGATGAAATAATTGATGATGTAAATAATGATAATTCACCATTACTTAAAAAGATACATAATAAGAATTTTACAAATGCTGATATAGATTTATATAAGTTTAATATAATCACTTTGATTAATGAAGTTAAACCAAATTACATATCGGATTATATGAGTGTTATACCAAAAGTTGTAAATAATCAATTAAGTCTAATCGAAACCATAGATAAAATAAGTTTTGTAATGACTAATACAGATGGGTTTGCGGATAAGGCGAGAAATGTACAACAAGAATTGGAGGCCACTGATAATGTTGACAAAACTTCTAAAAACGCAAATAACACATACGAAGAAATGGAAAATGATATGGTGACTTTAAGTACTGACCTACAAGAGTTTTATGACCAAATATTTGACGATAATAAAAAGTTAGTAGAAAAATCATTTAAACCTGATTACTCATTTTCGATTGAATACCAAGATGAAGGTCTATATTATTCTCGTTTTATGAATGCAATGTATCAAAAAATATTAAACGATAAAGATAGTGTTATATTAAAACTATTAAATGATAGGTTAAGTGATATTAATAAATGGGATAGATATGTTAATAATCTTGTTGATGACTTACAAAAAGACTATGAAAAAGTACAAAGAAAAACTGAAAGAGAGTTAGATAGATTTAGTAAACGTAGTTCAGTTAGGAAGTTTAACGACTATTCACCATTTACTAAAGAAAAAGAAAGGATATTTTATTATATAAACGTACCTAAAGAGAACATAAATTCAGTTAGAGATGGGTACTTTAACGAACTGTATTCTGGATTAAATAAAGGCACTGCAGAATCATACAACGGAAAAGTAACATTTAATTAATTATGAGATATTGGAACAGATATACCGACTTTTTAGTTAACGGGCAGCAATCAGTAGTTCCGTTCGTTAGGATACCTTCAAAACCGTCAGATAAAAGATATATCTTTAGGACTGGTCGTAGTAGGTTAGATAAACTAAGTTATGAGTTTTATGACTCACCATATTTTGGTTGGTTAATATTGGCCGCAAATCCACAGTATGGTGGTTTAGAGTCTAATATACCTGATAACGCACTACTTTTTATACCGTTTCCTTTAACTAATTCATTACAAGATTATAAAGCAGCGGTAGAAAATCACTTCTTCTATTATGGCAGATAATAAATTTTTCGGTAACGATAAGGTTTATGTTGAAACCGAATATGATAATGTTGTACTCATTGACCCCAACAAAGTCGTAAACTCTGACGGTACGGTTCAAGAACGCAATGTCAAGCAAGAAAATTTAATAACCTACGCAAATTTAGAGGCCAGAGTAATACCAAGAACGAAATTAGCTATTGGGTCTAATTACTCGGATAGTGTTAAAAATGTGGGAGTGGCTCAATTAAAGGTTAACTTTATGGAAGGTAATCCACAAAATCAAAAAGAGCCCAATGTTAACTTAGGTGGAAAAGACTCTGAAGACCCAAAATATTTTGATTCTACATGGACTGACCAATTCCTACCTGGACAAAATAATATGGGGGAAAATGATATATTTAGTTCGGGAAGAGGTGTTGATACACAATTGTTAGGTATTACAAGAATCAATATAAAAATGAATCCTGCGTTCGTCCCTACAGTTACTATTGAAATGACTGATGTACAGGGGAGAGTTTTATTTGAAAGAGGTGATAAATCACCATATTCGATATTCATGAATTTACCGTATCCAATTTTTATTTTAACAGTAAAAGGTCATTACGGTAAGGCAATTAAGTTGGAGTTAATGTTAAAAGATTTTAATGCTAGATTTGAACCTTCAGACGGTAGTTATAAAATTACGACCTCATATGTTGCGAGGTCACACGCTTTCCTAAAAGATACTTTATTAGATTACCTATATACTACACCACATATGTACCCAAAAAGTTATGAACTTGAAAATGTAAAGGGGGTACCTGCCGGAGGAACAGTTGCAATTGATAAGATTGACACAACTAAAGGGATGGAAAAAATAAAAGAAGTTTATTCTTTATATAAAGCTAAAGGTTTAGTAGCTGAAGATTTCCCTGAGATTACTCTGAATCAAATGAGAATGAGGTTAGAGTATTTTAATCGTTATGTTATGGAGGCATATTCTAAAGAAGATATGTCAGTTTTAAATAATGTTGTTAATTATGAAAGAGCCATTACAAAGTATAGAAGAAGTATATATCCTGATGTTGGAGATAACTGGTTTAATCAGTTTGTTGATGCACGTCAAATCTATGTTTTAAAAGATACTAAAGCAACCACGTTATATGGATTAAATCCGGACCTTGATGAACAAGGACGTAGAACTGCAATTTCAAAATTAAAAATCGCTATTGATGAGGGTAATAAATCACTACAAGATAACCCAACCTTTTTTCTTCCCGGTACTTATGAAATAGAAGGTAAATCAAATCCTTCGAAAATTGCGGTTAACATTAAAGCTAGTGACTTGACGGAAGATATTACGGACCCAGAGGTTATAGACTATAGGGCAACATACATTAAACGTAATGGTGGTAGCGACCCAACAGATGAACAATTACAAAAGTTTGAAGGAGAAATTAAGACAGCGTTTAAAGTTTCGAACAAAAGTTATAAAGTTGGGAAGGATGGAGAATTACAGGAAACTGACAACCCTTCAGTACTTATCGCCTTTGGAAATGTTTTTAAAAGTGCTAACTTTCAAAATGGTAGTTTTTTGGCTAAACTAGCAAAAATTGAAACGTCATATAAAAGACTTAAGGAAGAAATTGAAATAAAACTATCTGAGGCGTTAGCTAAAAAAATTATAAGTTCAGATGTGGGGTTAGGGTTTAGTCCAACAATGAATAATGTCTTAGCGGTAATATGTGCAAACGCTGAGGCGTTTTATAGATTAATGGATGAGACTCATAGAAGGGCGTGGGACGTTAGAGATAATCCGGTGAGGTTAACTGCAATTATGCCATCTGAAAAATCTTTTGGTGTTGACGCCTCCAAAGCGTCGTTAAAGACTGTTAAAGTTGATGGTAAAGCACCTACTTTACAAAATAGTCAAATAGTTTATCCGTGGCCGCAATACTTTATTGAAGAGACGGATGAAAACAAGGATACCAAATATACTTTAACTTATCCAGGTGACCCTGCAGTGGTTACCTCACTACAGGGGTGGAATCATAATGTTTGGCCTGAAATACAATTTACTGAGGAGTATATCACCGCTTCTTTAGAAAAAGACAAACCTAATATTAATATTAATTATGGTAATGAAACTCAAGTCTCTAAATATATTGGAATAAATTCAGTAGAATTTCCACTTAATGTGGTACCATATACCAATGAAGAGTATGTTTCATTTTTTTATGAGATATTTGAAAGAACATATTTTGGGGCTAACTATAGTAAAGTTGTTAGAAATAATAACTTTAGAAAGACATTATATAATGTATTGGCCGATTTTGAATCTTCAAACATTAAAGAAGGTGTGGATAATATTCCTGAATTAATGAAAATATTAAAGGAATTCAAATTTAATGCTTCGACCTTTAACCAATATCTTTTATCTATTTCTAATAATGGTGAGGGTAGTTATTTTGCTAGAAAGGTGAGAGACATATATACTCAAAATTATATAAAAGGATATGTTGAACATGATTTTGGTATCTATAGTCAAGAAAGTATGAATACAAATTCAGTTGAGGTTATATCGTCAACAGAGTCAGTAAAAGATTTAGAAACTTATATTACGGGAACGTCATCAAATGCAACTACGTTAATGGATGTATATCCATTTAATAACCTTAAATGGTTAAAAGAAAATATTTCTAACGGTAAAGATATATCAAACATTGATAGGGCTAACAGTACTACTGATGTTATGAATTTTAATATACTTAAAAAGACTATTGCCACATTTGACGACCAATCGTCTGATGATGTAAGATATAAAAATAATTTTATCACTTATTATCAATACGATAAGAACTACCCATCAAATCCAAATCAAAACACTAGTAATAATAGTGATAGTACCCAATATCAGACAAATGCTCAAGTTAAGGATTACTACTTAAACAGAGAAAATAAAGATTTTTACTTAACGGAAAGTCCAATAGATTATGGTACGGATTACAATACTGCAACAAATAATTTAACATCAATACAGACAACGTCTTTATTGAATACCCCGTATTTTACTAATGCAATATTAAAGGGGGTGTCGGGAGAAACTAATCAAGAGGTTAATCCGTATGTTGGTTTAGGGTATATCTATTTAAATTCGATACCACTACCTACATTAAGTGAGAAATATTTAACAAAAAATACTAGTGATGCGGGTGTTGATACAGTAAAATGGGGTGATAACATTTATGCGGGTTTAAGTAAGTTTGCGGCTATTCATAAAATACCTTACCTTTGGTTATTAAAATATGGTTCAATATGGCATAGATATAAAGAAGATAAAGTAGGTAATGGAGATATTCTTGATGGGATATGGAAGGATTTTGATTATGTTAACGCGTATGACCCAATTACTAACGATATAAATAAAGTTTATGATGTCCAAAACTATACAGGAGGAAGTACCACTTATGTACCTCAAAAAACTGAAATAGTTCCTGTACTTATACCCAACATAATAAATCCAACACTTCCTGGTACACTTGTTAATTTTAACTACCAATTTAATAAAAATGGATTTTACCCTAAAGTGGTAAATGATACTTACAAATTCTTTACAGGTAAATCACCTTTAACGGGGTATACAAACACTGAAATAAATGACTTATTTAATAATGGTAAATTTAAATTAGGTAAATCACAAAGTAATTTTTTACCTGCGGGATATGACCAAGATAATGTACTTAATACTTTAAGTTATGATAGTTACTACCAATACTTTGATATTGAAGGTAACGTTAGTTTTGATTTTAATTTTACGGTCTCAGGTGAAAATACTACTTCACCAAAGATGTTAATAATACCATCTTCAGGTTATTTAAAATTTACACAAGCCCAAAGAGAATGTCTAAACTCGCAAGGTCACTTAACTCAAAATATTGATATTAATAATAAATCGATTCAAAATGGTAATGTTAGGTCATTGTGGGCCTCATCTAATTACGGGTATTATAATAATGAATGGATAAGAAAGCCCAAGACAAATCAATATATTAAAGTTATTGATACGGGGGATACTCAGCAAAATGCGTTTAATATTATTAATAAAGATAATGATGACCCATATAAATCTATTGAGGAAATTTTTGCAATTTTCTCTAAAGAGATGTTAGATGAATTTGAAAAACACTTTTTAAACTTTTGTAAAAAAGATAAGGACTATGAAGACATAGTGTTTAACCCATCTACACCTAACGATGATGAGTACTTAGGAGATTTTAATATTGAGTACAATTATAATATTGAAAAAGTAATGAAAAGTTTACTCATTATTGATAAACCTGAATTAACGGATAATTCAATAAATGATGTTAAGAGTATTTCAGATAATCAAATGGAACAATTTGTTAATTTAAATAAAACTCAAATACAGGAAAGGGATATTATATTAAAAATAGGTAATCCAGGGAGGTTTAATAGAAGAGTGTTTGATTCATTTTCATCTATTGAGAATATTGTTCCCATAGACCCGATTGATTTTAGTTATTATAGAGAGAATACTGTTCCAACTGCAACAAACTCAACTACATTGGTTGCGAGCCAAGGAACATTCCCTGAAGTATGGGATGAATTATATTTACGTGTTGGTATGTATGAAGACTTTGACTTAATGTATAGTGATAATGGTTCATTTATTACTGACTTTTTCCCTATTATGGATATTGAGTTTACTAAAGAAAATGTTAGAGATTTGTCACAAATTATTAAAGTTTTTGCGACACAAAAAATGAATGACAATAATTTAAATAAAAGTGATTTTCAACAAACATTTGATGACTTTATGTCTGGTCAGGTAACATTTCAAAATGATATGTTAAACCAAATTTTTACTAATTTAAATAAAACGTTACCGTCAGTTAAGGTAAATAATACTCAATCAAGAATTTCCAAATTAGATGATAAGGGAGGAGCATTAAAAACTGAACTATGGGAAACATTTAAAAATTTTAATGATAGATGGATATCGGGACAAGATGTTAAAAACAAAACGTTGTTTGAACAATTCTTATTTTTGGATAAGGCAAATAGACCTATTGGTAATAAGGTTATTATTGACATTAATCAATTAAGGGGGTTTTTAAAAAGTAATTTAGCTCAAACAAGCGTATTGGACTTAATAGGGAGTATTTTAGAAAAAAATAATTTTATATTTATGCCTACACCGTCTTACGCTAATTTTTATGGTAGAAATGAAAGGGTAAAAGAAGGTATGCCTAATCCCGCATTTAGTGATGTGGCCAATAATACTTTTGGAACATTTTTAGAAGTGGACACACATACGTCTGAACCTAAATTATTGGCGATATATGTTGGTAAACCAGCCGAAAAATTAAATACGTCAGCTGAAAATGACAATTACTTATACGGAGACGATTCTTTCGATTTATCAATACCGTCACAAAGTGGAGTTAGAGCGTCAGAGGATGGTATCACTAATTTCTCAGATAGAAATAAAGTTGTTGCGTTTAATGTGGACTTTGGAATACAAAATCAAAGTATATTTAAATCAATTAATATTGATATGTCGCAAAGAAAAAATATTGCACCAACGTTTCAAGTACTTGCAGATATGGGTGCTCAGGCTGACGGACAAAAAGTTGCTCAACAGTCGGTAAGTTTATATAATTTTTATAAGGCGTCTAGTTATAATTGTAGTGTTACTTCTATGGGTAATGTTATGATTCAACCTACAATGTATTTTAATTTAAGGTATGTTCCGATGTTTTATGGTCCTTATTTAATAACAAGTGTCACTCATGATATTACTACTAGAGATTTCCAAACGAGTTTTGAGGGTGTACGTATGTCAAAATACTCACTAAAAATGCCTAATGGATTAATCTCTAGTGTTAATCGAGAAATTGTACAAAATTATTTATCGGAAGTTAGGAGAATACCTACACTTGCGGGTTCCACCGCGGATACAATTAATAGGTCGACAAACATAAAAAATAGTTCGACTAAGAGTAGTGCAAAAACTCAAATAGCAAATAATCTAAAATGTGTTGCAGTGGCAAAAATTAACAAACCTTATGTTGATATAACACGAAAAAGTATTACTCAGACTAAATTTAAAACTTTAATTGATGGGAGTAGTAATCTTAATAAAAAGGTAAAACAATTTATTTTTGGAGTTGGTTATGTTGAAAATGGTAAAGGGACTAATGTTGAGAGTATAAATAATAACCACTTCAACTTGAAAAACCTTGAAGAAAACGCTAGATGGACAATTAATTTTGAAGAACAGGTTTGTGTTAATGATAGTGACTATGCCGTACCATATCTTTCATTTAAATCGCCAGGAGACTCAATCATGTTTATGAATCAGGTGTGTTCACAGTATGAACAAATAATTGAGGCGTTTTTAGTTAATACAACAATAAATGGTAATTTATCTAAAACATTTGCATACTTATGGTATTATACCTTTAGATTTACTACTATGGATAAAGAATTAACTGCTGGTAGTAATATTGACGATTCAATTATTGCGTCAGTTAATCACGATTTAAA